TTATATCTCGGCAGTAAACGATACCATTGTAAACGACGAACTTAACGGGAGTGAATGTTGTCACCGTAACAAGCTGCAATAACCCAGTATAAGTCACCGTCGACCCATTACCGTTAATCGTAACGGTGTTACCTTGTGCGGTAAAATACCCAGCCGCATTTAGGGTTTGTGTCCCATTCACCAACGAAACCTCATGTGCTCCAGGAGTCCATAGGTAAACCTGTCCCTGAGTTACGGCAGGGGTTAAAACCCCTGCTACGTAATTCGTTCCAGGATTAACAGTAGTGTAAGCTTCGTATGTTGGTAAGAACGTCGACCAAGCACTAATCTTAGAACTCGGCCAGCGGGAGAAGACGTAAATTTTACCGTTAAGATAACACCAATACGTCTTCGACAAAGGATCAACCACAGCACAGGCACCTGTTGGGTTTGAAGTTTGTAAGTCAGCCTGCACCAATGAATCAATCGGAGTGCCTATGTCGTCTGGGTAAGCGTTTAACGTTACCTCTCTCGAACGCAAGGACCTAAACCCTGTATCATCCAAGAAAATAACATCAAAATCCCCAAGATTCTGCACGCTTAGAGTTGCTCTTGTCCCCACATTATCCAATTCTTGCACCAGGGCAAAATTTGCTGGATCTGCGTCGGTGGTCCAGATTTGAATACTTCTCCTAGCTAGGACAACTAACCTTCCTTGTAGCTGGCTAATTGCCTTAACGGAATCTTGTCCGCCAAAGTACGAAAGATAGGAAATAAACCCAGCTCCGGGGTTTTGTTGTTCCCATCCTGTGGGATCACCATTGTCCGAAAAGTTGAACTGCGTTCCTGTTCCTAGAAACACCCTATCTTTAAACGTAGCCGTAACAGGCACGCTAAAGATATTTTCTCCGAAAAAGTTAATACTTCCAATATCATAATCCTGCCCGTCTGTGGAGGTAAAGATAAGTCCCCACTTTTCGAACAAAGCCCACGTTCCGCCGAACGAAATCTGCCAGCGGTCACCGTAACCGTTTATTCCAGCACTTCCTCCGCTAAAGGCGTAATTATAAGTCGGCATAGGTTAATGATTCAGGCTGAGTTTGACAGTGAATTGTTTTGTTACGGTAGAGGTTCCGTCATAAGCGGAACATTGGAATAGACGCGTTACAGACGTACCCGGAGCTAGGTCTACCGCGAACCCGCAAGCAGGACCAGTGATGGGAGAATTTACAGGACCGTAAACGTTATTACCAGCGGACCAGAAGACATCACCGTAGGTAAATGGTGGAGTTGAGTTATGGGGAGTTAATTCAGTCCAGGTGTAAGTTACATCCCCCACATTTCCCGTTGCCGAGGCGTAAACTACACCTGAAACAGATTGAGGACTAGCGGAACCAGGAACCGTCACAACTGCATTTAAGCTTGGCGGGGTTAGGGTAAGAGAAAAAACCTTTCCAGGGGTTGCTCCGGTCGTGGTTATGGTTCCGGTGGTTATAACAGTTAGATTAAACGTAACCGCTCCAAAGCTTGTCGGTGCGTAAACCGTAACAACTCCGGCTACCGTTGTAGCGGCAGAGTATCCGCTAACGTAGGTAAAGTTATTAATGGCGGTAACAATATCAATGACTGTTTGGGTTAGGTTGGTGTTAAAATCTACCGTTCCGTTTGTAATACTAATAACATTCGTCCCATCCGACTTACTAGGTGCTTGAACATCCACCGTTCCACTCGTTCCTGCGTTCAAGGAAAACGCTGCACTTGCCGCCACTGCACCAATCCCGGGGTAGTTTTGATCAAGAAGTTTAACCCCTAACAACCCAGCTACGCTATTATTATTCTGAACCACCGGAGTCATATGCACTCCAACCGGAGTCATAATTAGCGTCGACCCGATTAAAGCTGACTCATTATACCCTACTCCAGGCACTAAGCTGGGTGGTCCTGCTGTTACATTCGAATGAGCCATCCATCCTGGGATGTTACCCACGATTCTAGCAAGGTCTTTAGATAGGTCTGAAAGAGTTTCAGGAATGACCAAACCATCAGATAGAACCACTCCATCTGTGATTTGGTTAACTATAGACCCATTAAAGTAAACCAAACCTGGAGAACCAGTAAACCCGACAACAACAAAAGCTTTTCCTTGAAATCCGGTAGAGGCGAAGACAATGTTAAGGTTACCTGAAGGAGATAACCCATAGGGGTAGGTAAGTTGCTGCCATACAACATTCGTTGGTAACCCTCCAGGGTTAGGATCACTACTAAAAACCATTATTCCAGAGTCGGTATCCTGAAATCCCGACGCTGGAGCACCACTAGCACCGTTGGGTATTGTCCCTAGGTAAACAAACGCCCTCCTCTTTTCAATCTCACCACCGCTATTGATAAAAGCGTTCTGTAACGTTTGTAGCGTTCCAGGTAACGACGCGAGAGACTCCCGCCTCGTATCCAACCCGTACTTGAAAGACGAAATAATTAACGATTTATCAGGCATAAAAAGTGATGCCCAGAAAATGGGCAAGACCGCCAGGATGAAAACTATCGGGAGACAAAACCCGAACAGGACAGACACCTATGAGAAACTGTCCCAGTAGCTTTACAATACTGGCGGTCGATAGTCATGTCACTGCCCTGGCGGGATTTCGCTGTTTGGAACGAGGGTGGAGTACTGCATTGCTGCGTACTTTGCCTTTAATGCGTTCCAGTCGTCGACGGTTGGGTCTTTCTTAGTTAAAATATCCTGCAACGCGGCTTGAACCTTCGGTTCTTCTTCGACAGCCCATTGCACGAGGGTGATGATTGTTGCGATGTCCATGTTATTTAAGAGTTACACCGAATTGAGCGATGGCGTTTAGGAGGTCAGTTTTGGCCTGGTCAGATGACGCAATGGCTTGTTGGAGAGAGGCACTTAGAATGGTAGTATTCGTCGGCGCGTTTGCCGCAGCGGCTACGATAGCCCCGGCGTCACATACTGCCATCATTGAATACTGCCACTTGAGGTAAAGGTTCCTCACGGTAATCTGTTGTGAGATTGGCGGGTGCTTCAATCCTATATAGTCATTCCAAAGAGACATAGCCGATTCAACGGTCACCTGCGACCCCGCTGCGGCTACGTACATGGAACGATTGGCGGTCTGGCAAGCGGTCATAGCCAGGACCGTGGAGAGGAGGGTTAATAGGAGGAGTTTTTTCATTTTTGTTTTTATTCGGGCGATTTTGGTGTTGGTCCTTGAACAGGGGTTGGGTCTTGAGAGGTACCGGTGAAAATTCCATGCCGTATTGTTGCCGTGGCAGTTGCAGCGAGGAAAACGTCGAGGGCTGAGTTATGTGGCCAGAGACCACATTGAATACCAGTAGCGTAAATTGCACCGGCAAATGCTAGGATATAGGTTTTCTTGCCTGATAGCCAGTTCCAGGTTTGAATTATTGCTTTCATTGTTTTGGTTTTAACGAACTACTTTAATACTGTTTTTAAAAACATTTCTATGACGAACACCACCAACCCTCCCACCGCTGCACTTACAAACGACGCTCCTTTTAACCAACTCTTCTCCCTTTCATGTTCCAACTCTAACCTATTCAACCTTTCAAACGCACCCTCTTTACCGTCTTTACCATAAAGGTCATGTAGTAGTCGCATGTGTTGGTGCAACATTCCAGTTTTCTCCGGCTCTGATAGTTCGCCAAGCATGACTCTTGACAGCACCACCATTTGCTTCTCCAGCTCGGTAAGTCTTTGTTCGAACACAGCGTTTTCTTCCGTTGTCATTTATACTTTTCGTTTGAAAAATATACTTAACTTCGTTTCATTTAAGGGTTTAGTGAAAAGCATGAGAAGCACACCGGATTTGATGGCTTGAGAGAGGGTTCGGGCGTCGTCAGAGCCGGTGACGGCGATGAAGTGGGTGTTTTGAGTAGGAATTTTTTTAATCTTCTCGATGAGTTCAAAACCGGTAAGGTGTGGCATTACGACGTCAACGAAGACTAGGTCGAAGGTTTTTTCGGTTACGAGGGCTTCGACCTTGGTGGGGTCGTTGCAGTAGGTGACGTCAACGAGGAATTTATCAAGAAGGCGTTTAGAAAGGAAAAGGTCATTTTCGTCATCATCAACAAATAAGACAGTAGGAACATGGGAAAGACGGTTAATCAAATCCCGTAGTTCTTTTGCACTGTTTTCCAACCAGCTATAGTCAATTTCCATAAAGTTAAGGAATCGGAGCGGTGGTGGAGGTTGATGTGGTCCAGAGTGTTGCAGTCCAAGTTAATGGGTCACATTGTCCGGTTAGGTTTGGGTTAATATAAACCGTGTTGGTTCCACACAGGTTAAAGTGATAGAGGGTGCCGACCTTCAGGTTGGAAACGTGATACGTCGTGTTGGTGCGCGGTAGGATAGTGGAGCCGCCTTCCCATGTGAGAAGGAGGGCATTCGCCTCGGTGTTGTTGTATGGGTTCCATCCTAGTGTAGCTGTTGTCAACGTGTTGTTGGGAGGCCTCACCCTCACTAACGCGTGGGCTTGCGTAGCTGGGTCAAACACCTCTTTAGCTGGTATCGCAGCATTAGTAGCCGGAGGAGGAGCAGACACACAACCGCTAAGAACCACCACACAACCGCAGCGATACGCGAGACTAACCAACGCTTTATGTCCACCATATTTCCTCTTCGCTTTCGTGGCGAGGGCCTGCGCCCAGTTGGTGGAGAGCCCAAACTTGTAAGCTATCTCCTTCGGTGTCCAACCACAACCTAATAGCATACCGATAAAGGTCACCTTATACGCACTACAACGGTCGTGAAAAATGTGTCCCCTATTTTTCATGTTATGTGGTAAACTTAGAAAACGCTAACCCTGCTCCTCCGTTATAGAGATTGGCAACGTCAGTGGCGTTCAATGTTCTGTTTTTGTAAAACGCGCATTCATCAATACCAAACGAAGGAAGGGAGTTAAAAAACGTCCCGCCGATACGGAAATTAAACGTTGAAGCATGAACAGCGGATAATGCCGCAGTCATCTTAGCTCCATTGTCAAAATATCCATACATCGTATTATTTGGTTGATCCCATCCCCAAACCGTATGATGCCATACATTGTTGGTTGGTAGGCCAAAGTTAAGTTGAATGCCGGTTCCGCTGGCGTTGTAGATTGTCGGTAACAAAAGATTAGAAATGACAATGCAAGCGTAACTTATTTGTGAACCATTATCATACTTATTTACACTTAAACCACAAGCTGCACCCGCTCCCGCACTCCAGTTAGAGCTAAATTGCC